AGAGTCGCCACGGTGTTTCTCCAAAGAAAAAGTGTTTACAGATAGCAGCAGGCGCAACCCGCCTACCGGCGCTGCCGGATGTAATTAGGCTAGCGCCTTCAATTGGTCGTACAAGTCACGGTTTGTCTTATATAGCCGTGATTGCTCGGTCAGGTTGAATGACTCACGGGCGAATGGGTTTATGGTGCCTGCAGGTATCTCGCCTGCATTGCGACCTGATGGTGCGCCGCTGCCTTGGGGTTTGGGTGCCTTTTGCATCCATGCTGGCAGCGTCTTTGCCCATTCAGCCACTGGTGTGCGCTGATAGCCATTGACCACCACTACGGTGCCATCAGCTTCGCGTTCAATCTGGTCAGGTGACAGTTTGGATTTGAGCACTAGGTCTGGGTCGTGAACAATCTCAGCCAATGCCGTGACAGCAGGGCTTATTAGCTCTAGTTCTTTAACTCGGGTTTCAAGTTCGCTAATGCGCTGGTCCTTTTGCGTCGTCGCCTCACGGTATTGCTGCTCCAAAGCCTGCCTGGCTTCGGTGTAGTTGCCTTGCTGCTCCAGTTGAGACTGCTCGGCCTTGCGCTTAAATTCAAGCAATTCGTCAACGTTCACCCCATCTGGCAGTTGCGGTGATTTCTTGGCCGCCCGCAATTCGGCAATCAGTTCTTGATTCTTGCGCTCTAATGCTTCGACACTGCGTTGCAGTTGCTCAGTCACCGCAGGTTCCTGAGTTTGATTTTCTTCAGACATGAATTAGCCGCAGGCTAAAGTGCATTACCATTTTACCTTATCTTGGCGGCGATGTTGGCGTAAAGGCCGGGCTTCTTAGTCATTACTTCATGCCCTTTTTGGGCTTCTTGGTTTTGCCAGCTTCGCTAAGTGCAATTGCGATGGCTTGCTTGCGACTTTTAACCTTTGGACCTTTGCCTGGGCCTGGCTTACCGGTATTTAATGTGCCACGCTTATATTCGCCCATGATCTTGGCGATCTTGTCCTTAGGCTTTGCCATAGCGACTACGCAACTGATCCAAGGTTAGCTCTGACCCGTCATCACGGACTAGCTTTGCGATGGCATCACGGGCGCCATGCTGGTCGGCAAGCTTATTAAAGTAATCAGCCTTTGCCTTGCCTAATACCTCATCCTGCACCGCACGCGGCTGGCCTTGCAACCATTGGCCGTAGCTGGTGTTTGCAGGCACTGGCCCATCCATGCTGGCGCGTTTGCCTTTGGTAACTGATGGCGGTGCATCAAAGCCAAGTTCCTTATAGTTGATGACCGGTACTGTGGTTGAACGGCAGCCAAAATGCTGCGGCGGCTTAGGCCCTTTGCCATATTCAAACTCACGACCGTCAAGTGCACGACATATAGCACTGGTGCGAGTGTCAAGCGTTGCAACGTAACGATATTTTTGCGTGATGTCTTGGTTGGCCTCATATACCTGTTGGCTTGCCTCATTTGCCACTTGATTGATGCTGGTGCGCACCAGTGAAATCACCTGATGGTTAGCGGCCTTAGTAGCTTGACCACCCGCAAGGGCGATTTGCCTAACGCTGCCTGCCTGGCCAAATTCAAGCCTGCCGACTAGGCGCTTTGCTACATCTGGTGTGGTTTCACCTGTCAACAGGCCATTGCGTACCACCTGCGAAAACTGCTCGGCCTGTGATTCAGCAATACCGCGAAATGCTTTGTTTACCACCTCGCCATTGGGCAACGTGATTGCTGTGCCTTGCGCTGCGGTCAGGCTATAGGTTTGTGGTGAGCCAAAAGCTGCCTTAAATAGATCATCGCTTAAGGTGACCACGTTTAACTGAGTTGGATCAGTTGTAACAACAGACTGCGCAAATTGTGGGCTTATCTCAATGGTGTTTACTGCATCACGGGCACCGGCTGGCAACACCTTACGCAGTTGCTCAGTAACAAATTCCGACTGCAATTCAGCTAGGCCTTGCAGTTCACTTGCGGTTGTGACCGTGCTATCGCCTGCCCATGTGGCTAGTGAGTCTTTAAGCTGCGCAAGGATGCCACGCAACCGTGCAGCCTTGGCTGGTGCTGTTAAGTCATTTATGACGCGCAGTTGATTTGCAGCATCAATAATGATGTCGTTATATGCACTGACAATACGCTTGGCAACACTGTTGCTGTAACGGTTTAGGTCGATTGCGTTGCGATATAGCGCTGATGGTGTTGTCATAGGCCAGCATTTGCCGTAGCGTCAATCTCCTGCTGCACATCAAAGTCATCGCCCAACACTTCGCCATCGGCCAGTTGCTGTAGCAGTGTTTCTTGCGTGATGGTGCCTGCTGTATAGAGCTGGAGCAAACTGCTTACATCTGCAGGGTCAAGCCTTGCGCCAAGGAAATCACGATTTATCAGGCAGCTACCGGCCTGTGGTGTGTTGAGATATTGGGCATGAAACTGCAGGCAATTGTCGATCATATCTTGCATATTCTGCGCAATCACCATCATGGTGCTGTCGCCTTGGCTGCGGTCGATGGTCTTAGCCGCAGCGGTTTCGGCTGATAGCTTTTGGCCTAGCACGGCTGATAGGCCAAGTTCATTGATTTGTGATGCAATTTGCTCCAGCCTGCGAAATTGAAAATCAAAGCTACGGCCTGCAGGCTCGATGTATTCGGCGCGGCCTTCGGCAGGGAACGCAATTGCTTCGCCGGGGCCTGCTGACACCTCTTCCGCCGCTGATGGGAAGCCGTAGAAGGCCAGCATCGGCACGGCTGAGATATGGAGCTGGTTGTCAAGATCTGACTGGATTTGATAAGTCTTAAGGTTTAGCTCTGCAATATCTTCCAATGGTGGTCTTGATTCCATAAAGCCAACGCGGTTGGCATATGCAATGCTGAATGGGATCTTATCTAGGCTTGTGTTGCCTTCATCCACAATCTTCCAACTGCTCTTCTCATCACGCTGATGCAGTTCATATGCGCCAGGTGTTAGCACCCGCACCTGCTCGATTGTCTTCTCGCCGTACTCACCATCAGGCACGACAATTGTTTCTTGTAGCCTTAATTGGATTAAATCATTGCCTTCAGTGCGCCAGCCTAAGATGTCGCGTGGTGTGTATGTAACCCAGTAAGGGCGGCCAGTGTCTTTGGGCGCATCAACTAAAACGCCGATGTGACCATAACGTACCATTTTGCGGGTGGTTTCATACGTCCATACGTTTAGGTCGTTGCCCTGTAGATCTACATTAAATAACGTTTCCTGGATCACGTCTTGCACATCATTCAACCGCACGGGCTTGCGGGTTAGCATCCCGGCCAGCATCCGTTCAAGGCGTTGGTAGTACGGCGGGACCACGCTACGCGCTAGGCGGTTGTCGTAGGATTCGTCTTGCTCCCTAGGCTCCTGCGGCAGGTAACGGCGATGCTTGCGCCGCATCCCGTAGGTGCCTTGCATGAGATCCTCGATCAGGATCCAATGCGGTTGCTGTGAGTACCATGCGCCATTTGGGTCATTGACTGCAGCAATGCGCCTGCTTGCCGTTTGGAAATCATATGCAGACGGCAGGCTATACATTGCAGCGGCTTATGGTGTCAATACCAATTTAACGCAAAAGCCCCCAGTTACGGGGGCAGCTAATCACTCTTCGGTTTCTTCTACTTCAAAAAAATCGTCGATTATGTCGCTTAGGTGGGTAGGAAGATTCCCATAAATCCTTAGCATTTGGCGGTCGTCTGGATTGGATTCAATCGCAATGGCCAAAGCCTGCAGCGCTTCAAGTGTTTCTGGTGACATTTGATGTTGTGATTACGTGGTCCGCAATGATCCTAGCACCGTACTGGTCAACCTGGATCAATTGATACTTGCGGGGCTCGCCATGTTTCGGCTGCAGTAAGCGGCCTACTGCTGTGACTTGTGGTTGCGCCATGCTGGGGTTGATGTGGCTTGATAAGGTTAGCGCATGGCGCGGGGTAAACGGAAGCCAGGTTTTCTTTTATTGACACTTTTAAGCGCTTTTGCTGGGTTTGCGTAAAAAGCTAATGCTGCATCTGCCCGAAGTTGCGATTTTAAAGTTTTTTTACTTGGCTTACGAGCAAAACTAGCCTTAGACATTGAAGTTGCTGAATTTCTTACATCAGCGTTTTTGGCTACATTTGCTTGCGCTCTGGCAACCCTTGCATTTTGCTTACGCATTTCAGCAATGCGGCCACGAATAACAACATTTTGTTTTGCTGATTTAGCAGCTTGTTTAGCTGTTTGTCTGGGTTGCGTATCAATCATTTTGGTTTTTAAAGCTAATTTTTCAACGCGAAGGTTGGTTGCGTTAGGGCCTGCACTTTTGATTTCTGCGTTAAGATTACGAAGTATTTTATTTTGAACTTTTCTTACTTCGTTTTTCATTGCTTCCTGCCCTGTTTTGGGAATTCTTGCCGCACGTGTTGTTTTGTTAGCAGGCTTAGCTGCCTTGGGTGCTGCGGGCTTGGCTGCTGCTGATGCAGGCTTAATTCGTGCGGTAGTGGCGCCGCCTTGTTTTGCCCTTACAGTGGCAACTAACGCGACAATATCAGTTTTTGGCTTAATGCCACGCTTTATCATTTCTTCCCTGCGCTGCTTATCCGAACGGAATCGTTTATCGGTCATCACATCTCTAGCAATCTTTTGGTCTTTATTTAATCGGCGGGGAGATGCAACCACCTTGTTAGCTGCCTTGGTTGCCGCCTTCGGCTTAAGCGTGCCTGGCTTCAAGCCTTTGGGCTTAGCAACCGTGCTGGCTGTTTTGCTGCCAGTCATTTTGGCGGTCTGCGTCTTGCGCTTATTGCCGCTTGCTGTCTTTAACCTGCCGCCTCTTGCGGTAGCGCCGGTGCCGGTGCTGGCAAACCTACCGTTATTGTCGCGTGTGTATTTACGTTGCTTGCCGCCGCCGCCTCCGCCAGACCGCTTGCCTCCTTTCTTAGCCATTGGCGGTCCTCCAGTATGGTATCAGTATATCCGAACCCCTGTGCCGCGGCCTGCGCCAGCGTGCAGGGGGTTGAACTCACGCCAGATGAGATAACCGATGGCGTCGTTCATGTGGTCATAGCCTTGGTCTTTATCAGGTTCACCGCGTTCTGTATAGCTTTGCAGTTCTAGGCATTCAATAAGCTTTACACATGATGCGGCGATGTGTAAGCGCACCTCGCCTTTGCCGTTTTCCAGTAGCGCCTGCACTGCTGCTACGCGGTCGCGCACCGGTGGGTTGGCGCGTGGTGATTGGTTGGACATGCCGTAGCTTTCAAGAATGGCAATATCGGTTTGGGTTGCATTGGTGCTGCGGTTGCCGCCGCTGGCATCTGGATACACATAAAGGCGATGGTCTGGGTAACGGCTTTTGATGGCGGCTGCTAATGCGTCAGTGTCATGGGCGCCGCTGATCTCATCAAATACTTGTAGTGTTTTGCCATTGCGATATGCGATCACTGCCGACATGTTGCCAACGTTGAAGTCAACGCCGATGCGCAACGGTTCACGGTTGTCAGGTGCAGTGATGTCAGCCACATGCTTGGCACGATCAAAGCGGTCATACACCTGGCCGGTGGTTAGGTTTACAAACTCGCCATCTAGGTAAGCCTTAAGCAGTTGCGGGTCATAGTTGGCCTGCATCCGCTCAATAAAGTCCGGCGGTAGGTGCGGGTTATCAGCAGTGCGCATTCGGATCAGCTTGCGATCCTCGCGGCCTTTACTGTCTTCACTGGCGAATGTTTGCCACATCCATCTAAAACCTTCTGGCGTGGATGCTGCCGCAAACTGCCGCACATTGCCAGCACGTAAGCGGCCAAGGATCTTGGGAAATGCCTTATTAGCGATGCTGGGCGCTACGGTGTCGATCTCATCGGCCAGTATCCATGCGCCGTTAATACCAATGATGCGGGTCCAGTTCTCAAAGCTACGGCATAGGATTTTGGTATCACCACCGGGTAGATGCAGATTGTATTCAGGCAATGGTGATGCCCTAAATGTATATGGAATATCGTAGGTCTCTAAAAAATCATCAAAATCATTCTGCCAAATGTCCCGGATTAGCGGACCCGTGGGCTCAAGTACCACACCAATAAAGCCTTGATTTGCCATGGCAAGGTGCACAGCTTTGGCGCATAGCGCTCTGGTCTTGCCTGCGCCGTAGCCAGCAGACACGCCAAGGATGCTGGTGGTTTGGTCATCAACAAACGCAAGCTGGCCCGGGTGCAAATCAGCGCGGATGCGTTCTAACGTTGCTGCGGTATCTTCTTGTGTTGTTGACTGCATGAACGCCAGCAACCTGCCGGGCTCGCAAATGCCAGCCAAAAGTGTCATGTCATTGGAAACTGCAATAGCTTGGCTTGGTTTTCTAACGCTTTAATTGCAATACCTAAGTTGCCTTTTTCGCGTGCTTCGCGTTCATAATCTTGAAGACGTGCAATAGCAGCAGTCAACCATTGCGGGCGTTCAAGTTCAGCATCAAGCGCCATTAATTGACGCGCACGCGCCATGTAATGTTCAGTTTGGCGATCACCTACGCCCCAAGATTCCGAAGCAAATCGAATAATTTGGGTTCTACTATGTGCACGCAAAAGTAGATCGTAGACGGCGTTTACCCGCTGATCTGCTTCTGTGTTTGTGCACTTTTTGGCCATTAGCTTCTGACTTGAACAGGCATTATGAGGTAAGTATGGCTACTTATGCCATCAGGCGTCAAGGTGACGGGTGCGGTTGCGGTGTTGGCGGATAGGGTGACCGACTTAGCGCCCATGGTTTTTAAGCCGTCGATTAGGTAATGAACGTTGATGGCAAGATCGGGCAACGTGCCAGTGGTTACAAGGGATTCGGCGCCGCTGTTGGCATCGGCTTCGGCTGTGATTTCAAGAATTTTAATTGCGGTTGATAATTTAACAATTGAATTATGATTAACGGCAATTAAGGCCACGCGCTCTAAGGCGTGCAGCAGTTGCAGGCGATCAACGGTTAGTGCATGGGCAAATTCTGTAGGCACCAACTGCCGGACATTGGGATAGGCGCCGTCTAGGGTGCGGCTGGTGATTTGCGTGCCATCGGCTAGAGCGATGCCCACCTGACCTTTGTCGATGGCGATGGTTGCCGGTTGACGAACTTGCTGCAGGCAGCGCACAGGTAGCACTACGTCTAGCTCAGCGTCTGAGTCGATGGCGCAAATTGCTAGGCGGTGGCCATCGGTGGCTTCTACGCGACCAGTGGCCAGGTGAATGCCCTGCAACAGTTGCTTGCTGGCATCGGTGCTGGCTGCTGGCATGACGGCGGCTAGGGGGCCAACGAGGTCGATGGCAATGCCATTGGCAGCATCCACCACGGGCAAGGCTGGGAAATCATCCGCAGAGGCCACTGAGAGGCTGTAGGAGCCGCTGAGCGATACCAATGCCAGCCGATTGCCGCTGATGGCCAGCGAGACGGCCTCAGAGGCGTCTAAGCGGCCAATAATGTCCGACAGCAGCCGATGGGGCACGACGGTGGCGCCATGGGCCTCTACGGAGGCGCTGATGGCGGTTGTGATGCCTAGCTCCATGTCGTAGCCGGTGACGGTCAATATGCCATCAGCAGCATGTAGCAAGACGCCAGCGGTAATGGCATGAGTGCGACCGTTACCGACTGCACGCGCCACCAGACGCAATGCATTGTGCAATTCGATCTGGGACGTTACAAGCTTCATTGATTGTGGATGCGATGGATGTGAGCGATTCAGCTATGTCAGCAGACAGCGGCTGCTGATCGTCTTGGGCGTTGTCACGGATTGCAGCGGCGACTGCGAGGGCTTCGGTCAATAGCGCACGGAGATGTTCGACTACTGGTTGCTGTTTGATTGATGACATATGCAACGAGGTGTTCAATTTTGCCGCGTGGGATGTCGCCATGCATTTGACGCACGGCCCCAGCCACCAGCGCATTGTAGTCCATCGTGGTCATTCCTGCAAGGGCACGGTCACGAATAAACGCTGCACGGCTGGTTCCAGCGGCAGCGGCAGCGGCATTCAATTCTGACAGTTCAGCATCAGAAACATGAAACTTAATTTCAGGCATTGGTTGGTATGTAACTGGGGCAATAG